ATTTTAATTTCCTCTTTTCATTTGTGTTTTGTAGTTATCTCTTATCTACATTTATAGTATATCATGTACGTGTACCTTTGTCAACACTTTTCTCGAATTTTTTTAAAATTTTTAATTTATTTTTTTGATTACTCCTTTTCTTTTTCTAATTCATCAATGTGTTTCTTCATTTCGTTGTATCGTTTTGTTTGAATTTTTCCAAGTGATTTCAATTTTGAGTATCTGTCGAGCGTGTCTCTGTATTCAATGAGTGTACTCAAAATGAAAATACCGTAATTGCGTTTGAAATACCAAAATAATTTGTCCGCTTTTTCTGAGTAGATTTTTGCCTCGTTCATGCTTGTTCCTCCTTTAGTTAAAAACTGCTTTTTGCATTTGTACTAACATTTCATTACTTGTATTGATTGCGAATTTATTTAAACCCTCAATGCAAACCTCTTTATTTTCTCTGATGTATCTTTCACGCTCCATTTCGTAATATTCAATCATCATTTTGTGGTCACTTACGATTCTGCTTGTTCTGTCGTTCCCTTTCGTTTGTAATAGCTCTATTGTTTTTTGGTTTAACATAAGTGTTTCTTTCGCTGTCATTTTCTTTCTCTCCTTTGTGTTTTGTTTGTATCTCTTACTTACAAATATAGTATATCACATTCATTATACCATGTCAACACTTTTATCGAAAATTTTTAAAAATATTTTTTCATACAAAAACCGCTCTATTGAGCGGTTTGTTTTTATTTCTTTGTCAACTTAATCAACTCTTCAAGATTTTTCTGTTGCTCTTCAATGATGTTTGAAAAGCGTTCCAACCATTTAACATTGTAAACCTCTTCAAGTGTTGTTTCTGATAGTGTAGGCATATCATCGAAAAACATATCATATAACAATGCGATTTTACCGTATCCTTGATGTACTCGGCTATGATAAATTACCGCTATTCTTGTTTTTTCTGCGTTTCCAATTTTCATGATACTTTCTAAAAACAAGTGCGATGTGCCTGCGTTTGTAACTGCCTCTTGTAACCCGTTTTCAACGATTGTGTATTTATCCGTTAATTTTTTATCCATTTTCATTTGCTCCTTTTGTGTTCTTTATTTGAGTTTCTTGATTGCTTTTTGTGATTGGTTGTATAACTCTTCTATCTCGTTGTAAATCTTTGTAGAATCGTCATCGTTTCTCATAATTAAAACATTGTATTTACTTTGTAAGCGACGAATTTCACCTAGATTACTACAAAGAATTCCGTGAATTTCAACGTTGTTTCTTGATAAAACTGAATCATAGGCTTCTTGTACCATTTCTTCTACTTCTGTTATCATTTTTTTGATTTCTTTTGCTTTCATTTTGCTTGCTCCTTTGTTTGTGTTTTTGTAACCCTTTCTTGATTACATATATAGTATATCACGTTCATTATGTATTGTCAATAGTTTTATTGAAAAAATGCAAAAAAAATAAACCTACCCCGAAAGGTAGGTTTGTTTTATTATTCTTCGAAATGAATCTCTCCACTTTCATCAACACGAACGGATGCTTTTTCTAACATCTCTCCATCCCCGTTAAAATAGTAGTACGCATCACCAATCTTGCGAACTTCTTTAGAAACCATATCACCATTGGATTCAGTGCAATAGTACCATTTGTCGAAGTAACGAATCCAACCAGTAACCATTTCTCCAACGTTATTGAAAAAGTACCATTTTCCGTCGATTTTATGCCAACCGACAGCCATATATCCCCCTTGCTTCAACCAGTACCAAAAACCTTCGTCATCCCTGAACCAAGTGTTTTCAAGAATATATCCGTCAGTATTGAATCTAAACCAATTATCATCAATCTTCTTCCATTGATTCTTAGGATAAGTTCCGTCTGGATTTCGATACCACCATCCGTCGGAATCCTTAGCCCAACCTTCTTTCATTCCTGTAATTTCTTCGCCATAAGGGAATCGGATATAACCGACCATTCCTGAGTACGAACGTGTATTGTAACGAGCTGGGCCCCCGACTTCTAGGAAGTCCCAGTTTCCATCAATATTCTGCTCAATTGTCTTCAGAGTATACCCGTCTGAATCTTCGATTACTAAACCTGTATGGCCATAAGGCGAACCAGGAACTTCCATCACGAAAATGTCCCCAGCTTTTGCAACGACCCCAGGCCCCTCATATACGACCTCGAACCCTTGCGAAGAAGCAGAATCTAATAAATTAATTGCATTACCCCAAAGCCATTTTCCGAAATAATGGTATGCAAGATAAGCTGGAACATCGGCGCATTGGTAGCCGTAAGCGCCATCATTGTCGATGCCTAGTCCGTTGTTTGCTAGATATCTGTAAAAGTCTAATACTTCTTGTTTTGTTGTCATTTATATATTTCCCCCTTTTTAATTACGGTAATGTTGCTGGCCACGGTTCACTCGTGAGGTAAGAAATAGAACTTACACGAATATCGCCGATATCCCTATCAGTTGGAACGGGGTCAGTAAATTGGAAACGTAACATATTACTATCGCCTGCGCCTCCCAAGTACCATGTCCCATAAGGCGTGCCTTTGTCGTTGTAAATACCACCAATTAAGGACGCCTCAGAACGAAAACCAACAGGAATCCCGCCTAAACCGAGAATAAATACATTTCTTTCTCGGTCTGACGGTTGTAATTGATACCCTGGCCCGCCTCGTCTGACAATACCGAACCAGCCCCAAGAAAGTCCGCCAAATTGATAAGTTACTGTATCGTTTTTGCGTCGCACTTTTAAATATGAGCCTCCAAGTTTTGAAACGATGTTCAGATTTCTCCAGCCAGTATCGCCGATTAAAATCTCCCAACCTTCATTCCCGTTTCCTCTACGTTTTATCCACTTTAAAGCGCCGTTCGTAACTGCTGTATCAACGTATGTCGTGCCGACTGGTGCCGATACTTTTCTTTCAGGAAAGCCTGTTCCTCGAATTTCGTATTCATTAACTTGACCAGTATTGCCACTTGTTGAAGTTGGTAAATTAACACTGCCGCCTCCATCAGACAAAATAAGTGTGTTTCCTGATAATGTCAATTTTTGAGGAATCCCAACGCCGTCTGCGCCTTTTGGCCCAGTAAGCCCAATAGGCCCTGGAGGCCCTGCTGGCCCTTGCTCTCCTCGTTCGCCTCTAGGCCCAGGTTGACCGTTTTGGCCTTGTTCACCTTGGATACCTTGAGGGCCGATAGGCCCGATGTCTCCTTTCGGTCCAGTCTCTCCATCTCGTCCGCGTTCACCTTGAATACCTTGTAAGCCTTGAGGCCCTTGCAATCCATCCGCTCCTCTAGGCCCAATAGGCCCACGCTCACCAGTTTCACCTTTTTCACCTTTTGGCCCAGGCGTTAACGAGATATTTTTCAACTCTTCCTTAGTTGCAAAGTTACTTGTATCGATATTTGGTCTCGTTTCTAAGGCTTCTAATCGTTGTTTTAAAGGCTCATCGTTATAGATGGTGTCTTTATCTGCCTTTTGCTCTAAAATTGAAATTTGCCCCGAAATTCGTTCAATTTCGCTACGGTCTGCCTTGTTACTTAACTCAGCACGTAAATTAGAGTCGTCATACGTTCCACCTTGTTCCTTGATTTTAGCGAAAATTTCATCAAGTTCTTTCTTAGTGACGATATCTTCAACATCAACCACACGCCCCGTCACTCGTTCGATGATTGGCGATTCAATTGCTCTATCAATCTCGCTTACTTTAACATTAAACGCAAACGAGTAAACATCCGTGGATTGCTCTATCTTTTCAAAATAAACGTAACCAATTACGGGCTCGTTTGTAGTGATTAAAGTACTATCGAATGGAACTGTAATCGTATTTCCCTCGATTGTAGCCTCTACCGTTCTATACCGTTTTGTGTCTTTAAAATAGAATAAGCAAAGAACTTTTGCGGCGGTTAGCTCGTCGGTTGTAAATTTGAATACGGCCGTCCCTTTGTCTTTGCTGTAAATTTCATGCCATAGCTTTTCTGGGCAACGGCTATTGGATGAAATAGTTAAGTGCTTTTTAATTATTTTTTCCATGCGTCCTCCTTTTAAAATAAAAAGAGGACTCGTTGCGAGCCCTCTGCGAAACTGTATTTTTAACCTTCAATCTTCTTCAATTCGTTGAATCCATTAACAACAGATTCAATCAATACTTTCTTCGATGCGTCATCCAAGTTGATTCCAGCTTTTTCTAATTCTTTTGTTAAGTTATCAAACGCTGTTTGGAATTTTTCACCACTCGCACCATGAACATCTTTGAAGATTTGTTCAACAGCGTTCACAACTGTTGAAGCGATAGACTTAGCTAGTTCATAGTTTTTAGCATCCGTTTTAGCTTTTAATTCGGTAGCTTTAGTTTCGATGAAGCCTTTTAATCCAGTGAACGCTAATCCTACTAATACGACTAATACGCTCACGATTCCATTGATGATTGTTGTTTGTAATTGTTCCATGTTTATTCATCCTCTTTCTTTTCGATTTCGATTTCAATTAATTTTTTAATTTTGTTTTCCTGATTCTTCCGCATTTGATTAATGTATGGCCTCATGGATTCAGGAAACGGCAATCCAAGCGCTTCCCAATTTTCCATAAGCGAGCCGATGTAACTAATGATGAAGAATAAACAGGCTGTAATGCCAATTTCTCTATGACCTAGAGTGCGTGCGTACAGCGCTATAACCATCACCACGGCTACAACTAAGAAATGTCGTAGTAAGCCGTTAGTACTTGTTTTGCTGTCGAATTTTTTTAATTTAAAGGCTTTGATGTACCCTGATAAGACATCAAAGAATACTAACCAAAGCAGAATTTGAATATAAGGACTTTTAAATAATGATTGAAGATGCTCGTTTAAAATTCTTAGTTCGATGTCGTTCGGCATTATAATTCCGCGCTCGCAACGTTATCGCTTGATTTCGGTTCTTTAGGCTCTGTCCACTTCCAGATGCCAAGTTTTCCGTTTTGCTCAAGGTTTGCGAGTTCTTCAATCGTTTGCCCTTGATATGTGAACGCTTCATTCACTTGAATCATTACACGTTTGCCCTCTTGAAATTTCTCAACGTGGTTTGGATTCTCAATAGTGAAAATTTCTTGCGATTGGTAAGTTTTACCAGTTTTACCTAAATCAACCAATTCAAGTCCACGTTTGAATACTGTTGGGTCTAGTGGGTTATCTGTGTCAGTAACACGAGCTAATACTGCCCAATCTGCTACTGCTTTCACTTCCGCAATTTTTGCATCTTTCTCAGCGAGTTTTTGCTCGTAATCTTCCGCTTGAGTGTGTAAATCTTCTTGAAGTTTCTTAACTCCCTCTGCTGGGTTGAATTCAGTAGTCACTTGTCCAATAACCGCCTTAATTAATTCCTCGTCTGATTCGTTCACACGATTTCCAATTAATACACGGTCAAAAGCCGTATATGGTTCTTCTTGGCGAATTGCAACAAAAGTTCGGTTGTTTTCTTGCAAGTATTTGTTAATTAGTTTAAATGTCATATATCATTCTTCCTTTTCTTTATCTTCTTGTAATTGTTGGATTTGCGCTTGTGCTTCTTCGTAAAGCGCTTTGTAATTAGCACATTCAATAGTCTTATTCGCCAATTGAATTGCTAAATCGTTAATAATTTTGTCTTGCGTGTTCATGTTTCGCCTCTCTTATTTCCATTTTGAGTAATAACCTCGACTATAATTTCCAGCCACTGCTCCGAGATTTCTGAAATTGTCGTAAATATCATTCAATATATACGATAATCTTACTCCTTGAATAACAATTTCGTCAACGCCTGAAATAGTGTGTGTACTCGTATCTACAGTTATTTCTTTCAGCCCTGGTTGAGCACTCAAGTTAAACGAAATTGTTTTTCCGTACATATTAATAGCACTTTGAACATTACTTCCGCTTCGTCCATTCCAGATTTGAAGGCCTGCGCTCGTGTGGTCGAACGTTTGAAACCCATTTCGATTACTCAATAAAGCAGTGTAAGAACCTTCAACCCCGTTGATATTACCAGAACCAAATACTAGATATTGTAGCGGACGTCCAGGGAATTGGTTTTTTATCCCCACTCCTTGAGAATTCATATCAATCCAACCTGATTGTAAATCAAAAGTAGTATTTCCGTTTAAAGAGGAAAGGCGACCGCCCTTAATGTGGTCGCCTGTGAAATCGACGTTCTTAATTTTAGTAATGGTTGCTTGCTTAGCAAACAATTCATCGATAAACGCTTGTTGAGACACTAACCTTTGAACAAAAGCAGTATCGAATTTCACTTTATCCGCCGTAACTGAACCAGCGTCTAATGCGTTGGTTGTAATTGCCCCTGCTCCTATTTTACTAGCGGTTATCGAACCATCAACAATCATATCAGACTTAACTTTGATTTTCGGAGCGATGATGTCCACGCCTCTAGGGCTTGCTGAAATGGTAGAGGCTAGTTGTTCGCCAGTTAAAGTAGTAGAACCAATAGTTACACCTTCCGATGTCACTTGAACTCTCGCACTGTTAGAAGCGTCTCTCACTTCCTGCCTTATTTCTTGAGCAGTTTGAGCAATAGCACTCTTAACATTTGTATCGAAGAACTGTGTCAACGCTCCTTGATTACTTTTCTGGATTTTGCTCCAAAGAGTGCTATTTTGGTCTCTCAATTCCAGTTCGATAGAACGCATATCCTTAAATAGCCCTGACAGGGTACGTTGGGTAATAGTTGGTTCAACGAAACTGGTTGGAAAATCCCCTTGTTCGATTTGGATATCTGTTAACACTGTATCTCCAGCGCATCCCATGTGATGAAGCTTCAACAGTTCATCTCGTGATTGAGGTTGAAATACTTTATAATATCGGCCGTTATGCTCCGAAGCAGGCGCACGAACGTTTTGAATTGTGATGTCCATTTGTTAACCCCCGTACCCGTAAATTTTAACAGGAATAGAACCGTAAAAGGTTCGGTATCTATTAAAACCCGTTTTTTGTTCGAATTTTTCAACGGATTCACTGAAAGTTATATAAGATTGATTTTGCTTATTTTCGGCTCTAGAAAATGGAATTTTTTGTCCGTTTATCTCAAAAGCCTTTATAGTGCTTTGAGAGAAATCCTTATTAAGAATTATTTGACTACTATCCCTAAAATAATTTATTGATACGTTACCACTAAACAGCAATTTCATTTTCTCCCAAACAAGTCTTGAGCCGATATATCTCTGAGTAACTTCTTTGTTTCCCACATAAATTCCTTCTCGTTCCATATTACCTCCTATGCCGTATAGATATCATAGATGGTACTAGCATCTTTGACAGCAATTGCGTCGTATTGAGACTTAGTTCCAGCCCAATATTTGAGCGGTTGTCCACCATTCTGGTTAATAATATTTTGACCAGGTTCACCATTCGCCCCTTTAGGCCCTGGTGGCCCTACTGGCCCTGGAGGCCCTTGAACACCTTGAGGCCCAGTCTGACCGATAGGCCCTCGTTCTCCACGAGGCCCATCGTTTCCTTTTAGCCCTTGCCTTCCTATTGGCCCCTCTGGCCCTACTGGCCCTGGAGGCCCTGCTGGCCCTGCTGGCCCTGCTGGCCCTTGAGCGCCTTTCAAACTCTCTCTTTGTTGGGTTGTCAGTTCCTCGAATCGAATGACCCCGTCCGCCCCTTTAGGGCCTTGTTCGCCACGTTCCCCACGTTCGCCTTTTGGCCCTGTTAGATATAACAAAGCCGAGTATATGTCATGACCGTTCCCGACCTTGACTCTTCCTGTATCACTCTCAACGCCTAACTCACCATCAAGTAAAATAAGAGAACTATCTGCCCACTCGCTAGCTGTCATTCGTTTATGCTGTACCCTAATTGGAATTTTTTCCGTCATGTTGTACCTCCGTCAAAAATAAATGTTGGATTTTCGTTCCAACTTGCGTCATAACTAGCATTCTGGCCATCCGCAATCGTCTTATAGGCTAGCTCTAAATCAACCCGATTTGTCCGATTATCAATCATAACTGACTGTGTCACGTTTTGGTACCAGTCGCCTGTAAACGTCAAGCGATAAGCACCGTTGTATACTGCTAATACTTGTTCCTCTTTCTGAGTCAAGTCTTTATCAATCTCTGGCATAACCGTATTAGTAGTAGGTGAGAAATGAACATGTCCACCATAGAACGGCGTTTTGTTCACAATTACAGTCACATCCGTCTTTCCATAAGTCGTACATGTTGCTGACCAGCTAATGACGTACTGTTTACCTAATTCAAAGCCTTCACCGTTATGTCCGACTTCGACATAATCAGTACCTAAAGTAATCTTCTTAGCAGTGCTACCACTGAGGCGATTTTTATTATACTTAGCGGTTCCATCACCGCCAATCAGTCCTGCATTTATTCTTGCGGTTTCGCTGACCTGTTCCAATTTCTTGCTTAACTCAGCGATTGAGTCCGCACCGCTCATTAGTTCCTCTCGGATACGCTTAACAAACTCTGGACGCTCTTTTTCCATTTCCTCATGGATTTTAGTGCCTAATTCCTCTGTTTTGTGTTTGTATTCTTTTAGAGCATTGTCAATTTCAAGCTCTATGATGCGAACTTTTTCGTCAATTTCCTTGTTGCGTCTTTCGACCTCTTTCGCAATAGATTGGTCGAATAGTGACTCGGCAAAGCCTTTCACAACCTCTTTGATTGCCTGTTGACGTGTTGCACGGTCTTTAGCTTGAAGAGTTTGATAATCGCCTAATTCAGCAACTGAACGGTTATCATCTAATTTATCGATGACCAATTTGTGGATTCGAGCTTCAAAAGCGATTCCAATCTGGTCTCTTACGATTCCGACGCTGTCACCAATCCAAATATCTTGCTCAATCGCATTGGCTAAATCCAAAAGATTAGCTTTGAACGTAACGATTGGAACGGATAAGCGTTGTAACTCTTTGTAAGTCGCTTTTAATAACTCAACAGGGTCTTCAATATCCTCGTTGGTATATACACCGAAACGATGCTTAATAACGCCATCTTGATGTAATCCATAGATATTTCTAGCAGTTTCATTTGTTACATAATTTTGTCCCGATGGTTTATCAACGGGGTCGCCGTTTGCAACCGACCAAACAACATCTTTAAACTGAATTCTACGACCATACCCGCCAGTAGCTTCTCCATTTTCATCCGTGCTTTGTTCGCCTTTACCACGACCAATCAAGGCTGTTACAACATCATCAGACGATTCTTCGTAGGTAACATCTAGAATGTTAGTGCCATACTCGAATTGATGACCTGTAACACGTCCGAAGCGTTGGTTGATGTCAATATAGCGTCCAATGATTTTATTTTCAACAAAGGTATATCTAATCTTGAACTCGCAAGCGTATGACTCAATTATTTTAACGAGGGCTTGACGAACTGAAATATAGTAGAAGCTCAATTTTCCCGTTCTAGTCAAACCATCTACATTTCCTAATTGGTAGCCTGTTCCCTCTAAAATTCCACTCAATACTTGTTCAGCAGTTCCTCTAGGACGCTTATTCTCGATAATGAATGAATGTAAGTCGCTTTCAGCTCTGTCTATACCTTGTATATACAATCCAATATCATAGGATTTTTCTGAAATTCTGAACAAACAAAAAGCCCCATCTCGGGATTGAAATCCGAAAAACTGGGCTTTTTTGATAATTTCAGGCTTGTAATCTATTGGGATTTCAAAGCTCGCTCTATCAAACTGATTCAATTCAATCGTGTGTGTAAAATCCGCAAGGCTCGCTTCATCGATTACATCGATTAGTTCCTCTGTCTGATTGAATAAATAAATCATGCGAACACCTCTTTGTACTCAATGTAATTAAGAAAAGCACCTTCGACTTGAAATGTGTTAACGCCTTTTTGAAGTTTAAAATAGCGACTGTTAACCATGTCAAAGTTCATCAACTCATTTCTGTTGTTTAACATGATTTCTCTGGTTTCACAGTTAACAATCAGACTTGAACCCTGAACATAAGTAGCTTTTAATCTGATATATTTTTGAGTTTCAAGGTGTAAAATACGGATTTCAGAACCTGCTTTAGTTGTAAGCCTCAAAATAGGATTTGTCGGAAAATCTCCGTTATAAGTTACCTCGTTAGTTGCTACAGTTTTAAACTCTGTATATTTGAACGGGTCGTAACAAATGAAATGTAGTTTGATAACCGTATCATTCGCATCTTCCAATTCTGGTTTCTTAACTTTTAAAAATATAGCTTTGTAATATCTTTCCGAGTCGTCCCCAAATACCAACTTTTTAGCCTCGCGAGAAAACAATAATCGGTTTAACCGCTCGTACTGTCTCCTCATGCCTAAATCAGTAAATCCTGTTAACCTAACCTGTATCTCTATTTCGCGTTCTTTATAAGTTGCACCATAGAGATATTGACCATCTCGACCTTTGATAGTCGCTGTTTCATGGTGAAAATCAAGGACGTCACGCCCTGTGGTGTTTGCCACGAAAAACGTTCCGTCCTCGTTATTCATTTCTTGATTGAGGCTTACACCGCCAAATTGAACTTCTAAACCAGAGTTAAATGCTGGCGTGCCTTTTGTTGTATCGTTAAAAGTGTACATTTAAACCACCATTAAAGGCTTGAAGCCTTCAATCTTATCCTTTCTTCTTTATTTTGAATATTGGAAATATCCGATACAAAGGCTCTGAAATCATTTGAGCCTAATGCAAGGTTAATAACAGCAGGTTCTTTTGTTTGGTTAACTTCATAAGTAGCTGATAATGTACCAGATACATTATTTGAGAAATCGCCTTGTAAAGCATTTGACATCGCTGAAACTCGTGAACCAGCATCATCAAACATCGAACGAATACCGTCCGCCATTCCAGAAACATTTCCTTTGACATCTTCAAAGCCACCCATTAAAGCAGTATTGAAACCGCCCATGATAGCTTGTCCAGCAGGGATAAGTAATCTTCGGTCGTAAGAGATAGGCCCTTTATGTTGGGCAATCCAGTTAGCTACACCGCCAATGAAGTTCTTAACACCCTCGAATGCTGCTTTCAAACCACCAAGGAAACCATCTATAATAGCTTTCCCTGCCGACCACAAGTCGATTTCTCCTAATTTACCAAAAAATCCTGTAACTGCGTCAATCACGCTAGAAACTCCACTTTTAAGTAAATCTAATGCCCCTAAGAAACCATCCTTCATAGCGTTGCCAACATTTACTACCGTTTCTTTAATCGCATTGATTGCACCGCTAATAAATTCTTTAATACCATCCCAGATTGTTGTTACAGTATCTTTAATAGCTCCCAAAACAGTACTAATGATGTCCTTAATTGCATTAATGACAGTCGATATAACTGTTTTAATACCTTCCCAAACAGTCTGTGCTATTCCTTTAATAGCTTCCCAAGCACCGCTCCAATCACCTTTAATAATAGATGTAACTGCTTTGATGATGCCTGCTATAACATTCAATACTGTTGAAATAACCGTCGAGATGACAGTCCATACAGTCTGAACAATCGTAGTAAATACATTCCAAATTGAACTCCATACATTTTGAACAATTTGCATGTATGTTGTAATCACGTTTTGGATAACTTGGATAGCGTTTGTTATAAACTGCTGAATAGCAGTCCAAACCGCTTCAACGACTGATGTAAGTGTATTCCAAGCGTTTGTAGCGACCTCTACAATACCGTTCCAGATACCAGACATGAATTCTACAAAGCCATTCCACAAACCTTTAATTGTTTCGATGACAGGCGATATAAATTCAACAAAGCCATTCCATACATTCGTAGAAACCTCTACAACACCATTCCATAGGTTGCTAAAGAACTCTACAATGCCGTTCCATACGTTTTTAACCGTCTCAACAACAGCCTTAACAACTTCGACAATACCATTCCAAACCGTTTTCGCTATCGAAACAATTCCGTCCCATAATGTCGAGAAGAACTCTGTTAAGGCGTTCCAGACATTCATCAACGCTTCTACAATTGGTTGCGCGCCTTCTACAAAGCTATTCCAAACATTCGACGCAAACTCTGTAATTCCGTTCCAAAGTCCAGAAAAGAACTCTGTAATGCTATTCCACACATTCTTAATGGCTTCTATTACTGGTTTAGCCGTTTCTAGAAAACCATTCCAAACATTCGAAGCCGTTTCTTTAACGCTGTTCCATAGGTTAGAAAACCATTCGACAACGCCATCCCAAGCATTTTTAATACCTTTCCAAGCGTTGGAAGCAACGTTAACAATGCCATCCCATAAACCTTTGAAAAAGTTTCTAAATCCTTCACATTTATTCCATAGAACGACGAACACTCCAACAACTGCCAATACCGCGGCAATCACTAAACCGACTGGGCCAAGTAAGCCAGCTATTGCACTAACTGCCGAACCAATCCATCCGCCTACCTTACTAAATATATTTAAACCGACCATTGCACCTTTAGCAAGTTTTGAACTTCCTGCCATAAATGTTAAGGCTGAACTAGCGGCTTGAGAACCTTTAGCAATACCAGCCAAGGCTTTTCCTACTTTTACGGCACTATTCAATCCCCCGAAAACGGCCTTAGCACCACCAACTACCTTGCTTAGTCCAGTTAAGGCGCCTACAACAGGTTTTATTGCTCTTTGTGCAACTTTAAATCCAATAAAAGCTTTGGCGATTGCTTGAATTTGTTCAGGGCTTAGGCTTTGAACCACTTTAGCGAAAGCTTTTATCGCTTCGGAAGCTACTGACAATCCTTTCCCAATCTTTTCGCCAAAAGAAGCCATATCGCCACCAGAAAGTGATGAAAATACTTTCTTGACAGCTTCCCAAACTTCGCTCAATGCCTGTTTAAAATCAGAAATCGCACTCGTGTTTGTAAAGCCTTGCCAAAATTCCTTAATTTTAGCAACTGCTGAACCCACGAATGAGGTTATTTTTCCAATAACTGCTTCAAAATCAATCTTGCTTAAAAAGCCTTCTAGATTTGTTGCTAACTTATTGAAATCAACCTTATCAATCTGATTCATAATCGCTTCAATAGCCTTGATACCTGCTTTAGATAACGTATCGAAAGCTGGTTTAAGTTTATTTGAAAGTGTTTCTTTCATACCATCCAAAGCCTGGTCAATCGTCTTGTATTGTGTAGCCATATCTTGCATGGATGCCCCAGCACGTTTAAACGCTTCGGCGAAATCATCTGTTTTAACTTCGCCTGCTTGGATTTTGGTGATTAATTCATTAAGCGATAATCCCATTTCTTTAGCAACGGCGCTCATACCCGCAGGCGCTTGTTCCATCATAATACGGAAATCTTGCCACGTTAACTTCGGTTTAGCTAGTGCCTGTACCATTTGTTGTGATAAGGATTTCATCGCTTGTTTAGGATTTTCGGCTGAGGCGGCGAGGCCACCCATTGCCGTAACTAATTCATTACTATCTCGACGACCGATTGAAGCCATCTGTGCGAACGTACTAGCCATATCTGAAGCTGAGTAGATAGTTTTCGTTGCATAGTCTTGCATCGCCTCTTTTGCCTCGTTTATCTGGTCTTTTCCCCAGCCTAACTTGCTGAGGTTTCCATCGAACGTATCCCAAGCCTTTTTCGAGCTGTTCAACTCACCGACCATTTCGCCAAAAGTACTTTTGATACTTCCAAAAGCGGATTTAATCGCCGAGCCAACAAGTTCAGCGCCAAGCATTGACTTGAACATCGAACCGCTCTTTTCTGAAATCTTATCAAAAGCGGATGACGACTTTTGAAGCCCGTTAATTGCTTTTTGCAATCCGTTCAAAGTAGAACTCATTCCCTTATCTACAGCAGTAAGCACCGCTTCAACTGAATAAGTTTCTGCCATTATATTCCTCCTTTCTTTTACGTATTCGCTCTCAGTAAGAGTTCTTTCTCTTTGTCTGAGAGTTGATACTTTTTCTTAGTATCTTTTTTCTTGTAAAAATCACTGTACTTTTTGTATAAAGGAGTTTTACCGTCCGATTTTGTAGCCTCTACCTGTCTAGTTAACCAGGCAGACCGATGTAAGAGTTCGTCTTCATCCTGCTTTCTTAACAACACTCCAGTCATCAACAAGTCATACTCGTACATTGTCATACGCCCAATCTCGTTCATGTCAGTAATGTTTAAAAATCGAACACAATTAATAATGATTTCTTCAAACGTTTCAATAGATGATTTATCAACTATTTCTTCTTGAGGCCTTGATTCATCTCCGATAGCAAAGACTTACCAGCGTTAGACTCACTCAATTCTTGAAGTACATCATCAAACAATTTTTCTAAATCTTCGCACTCTTCAACGTAAGTTTCAACCTCAGATAATGAAGGACGAGGGCTTTCTGTAACTGTTCCGTAATAGATTACATCAGCTAATGATGCGATATTCTTAGCGTACAATTCAGGGATTTTAGCAGATAGTGCCATTCCAAATTTCAATCCTTGTTGTTCGATTGGATAAGCTTTATCAAGCGCACGAACGAATTTTACACCAAATTTCACGTTATATGTTTTCTCATTAATTTTTAATTGCATGTTATTTTTTCTCCTTTATTTTAAAAAATACAATAAAAAGAGAGGCGTTAACCTCTCTTAATTTCTAACCGCCGATACCAGGTACGCCTGCTACTGGACTTGCTGGACTAGCTGTTCCTTTAGTTGTATCAGCAAACTCGTACTGAACCACTTCAGCTTGACTAGTGCTTAAAGTTGCATAACCTTTAACACCAGTACCATTTACTGCGAACTCAAGTTCCAACTCGATTAAGTCTTCTGCGTTTTTAGTTTTCTTGAACGATGTTAAGTAACCTTGATAATACACTGACTCGTATTTGTCACCTTGTTTCTTAGCATTCTTTTCAATTTCCCACACTTCAACAAGTTCGCCTTTGTCCATAGCTTTTTCAAGCTTAGCAACAAGTTCATCGTCTTCCGCCATGATTGTAGTCGCAGTAATTGAAACCTCAATCCCACCGACTGATTGTAAAACACCGTCTTTAGTTTTAACAGAGTTAGTGTCACGGCTTTTCTCTGTTGAATGTTCAGTTTGGAATGCTAGTTTAGCACCGTCTGCTTTGCTCGCTTCACTTAGTAAGCGAAATAACAGGATACTATCAATCCCTTTTTTTGCAATTGGCATATTTTTTAACCTCTTTCTTTTATAGAATTGTAAATACTAAACGAACACGACCACGTTTAAGCGGTTCGATTGTCGTGTTGTCGTCAAAAAGCGATATCGTAGATTGCGAGATATTTAAGGCTATATGATAGCCGTCCGCCTCACTAATCTTCATCGCTTCAGCTAAGATACTCGAACACATATCTGATACTTGTTTACGTTTTTTGCGGGTACTCCATACGGACAAAACAAGCTCGACTGTCCCTTTCACATCCGTTTTATTCGGTATAAGTATGGAAGTTGTATCTTCCAATTCTACAAACGGATAAGGAACATCATCGTCTGGTTTATAATCGTATGTTTTATACCCCAACAAAAGACAACGTTTAAATACGATGTCAAAAACTGCCTGCTCTCTTGATTTCATTTGACCAACCTTTCTAAATCATTTTTAAAAAGTTTTTTCTGTTCGTCGAAAGCTGGTTTTATAAACGGTTGCGCGCTCATTTTGCGAGTCCCTAACTCAACGTAGATAGCGTATTCGGTTCCTGGAGCTACTCTATATTTAAACCTGCCTATATTGCCACTGTTAACAGATATAGAACGCTTAGTAGCCCCTGTTGGTTTGACAAAGTGTCTACTTCGACCTCTACCTTCATAGTGACCTCTAAATCTGGAAGCGTTGTTAACTGCTTTTTTTTGCATTGCTTCGCCGTGTTTCTCAACGATGTGCTCCACTTCTTCCATCTTAGCCACTCTTTGAAGTTTATCTTGAAGTTTCTCAAGGCCTTTTAATTCAAAACGTAAGCTACTCAATAGAATTATCCTTCTCTAAATAGAATACTCTCCCTGATTGCTTATCTGCTTTGCATTTATATCGTTCTTTTTGATATTTGAGATAAGTGAATACGATTTTAGGAGCATTTTGGAAGTAAACCACTTTTGAGCCTCGCTTATATTCGCCGAAAATAGCGGTTTGTTTATTCAAACTTAAATCCATAACATAAGCTGGCGCAACTAAGCCTTCGTCTTCACTAGAAGTATATTCACCAATCTCAGGATTATACTCTTCTTGTTTTTTAGTGATAATCTCCACTCTATCGTTATATCTCATAGCATCTTAAACCCCGCATTGAATGTTTTTGAGCAAACTCGCTTAATTATGCTGTCGTATTCTTTGAAATCATCAGCATTGAATGTCATTGAAGCGCCTTCGAGGGATTGAATTTTCATCCCTTCGGCGCCTATTCTGTTGAATCGTTTAATAATGACCTCAGTAATAATATACTCAAGGCCATCAGGGACATCATCTACACCTGTGTAGGCTAAAAAGTTAGCAGTTGTTAACGTTGCAATGGTTGCAAGCAACTCATCTTGAAGATTGTCCGTAATCCCTAGCAGTATCTTTGCTTGAGTGATATTCCCCATGTTATCCCTCCAATACTGCGATAAGTTCCTCTTTGTTCAACGTTGAATAGCCTTTGATATTACGCTCTTTTGCGATTTCTCTTAACTCGTTAACTGTTAAGTCGCTGTAAGTGATAACCTCAGACTCAGCAGGCTTTTCTGGATAATGTCGTCGTAACAACATACCCATTACGCATTACCTCCAAATTTAACCACTTTTGTAGGGTCGTATAAGTAAACACCGTAGTGCTCGTCCCCAGTAATAACAGTAGTTTTCTTTAAGATATCACGGTCTGTTTCAACAGCAACATCACGTTTTAAGTTAATAACGAATGCTCCGTATTTAGCAACATCGTCTGTATCTGTTTCAACAGCAGAAACTTTAACAAGGAAACCTTTACCTTTTTCAACTTTCTTAGAGCGCACGATTTGAACACCGTGTGTTTCTCCAAAAGTTCCAGAAATAACAATGTTCGCACCGATTTCTGAACCACGTACCCATTCTTTAACAGTATCAGCACGTAAATCAATAGCGTCTTTAGGGTTTACGAGTGCAACATAGCGAGCGTCTTCTTCGTCCTCAAACACTGCTAAGGCTTTATCAAGTGCAGCACCAGTTGTAGGTGCGTCATCAACATATTGTGTTGCTTTTTTAGCCTCAACAACTAAATCGTTGTCCACTTTGTTCGCAATAGCCAATGAAATTTGGTGCGCTGCTTGTCCTAATGGGTCTCCGTAACCAGATAATAAAGCCTCGTCTGTCACTTCGACACCTTTACCAGCTTTCTTGATTGTCATTGTTGATTTGTCTGTAGTTAATTGGTCTGGGACGATTGCTTCACCCTCAGTGATGTCTTTAGCGTCTCCAGAATATACCCATTTAGCTACGGTTACAGTGTTTCCTGGTTGTCCTACTAACTCACGTTCAACGTAAGCAAGTGGTGTAAATTTAATCATTTTTGGCAACTTAGCTGAAACCATATCAGCTAGCACCTCTGGGTTAACTAATTGTGCAATTTTAGTTTGTGTCATTTATTTATCATCCTTTCAATTTACGATATAATTCTGGGTTATTTTGCAGTAATTCATTTCTGCTTTGATATCCCATTTTGTTGAATTGTTCCTTGGTAATTTCGCCTGCGGTAGTGTCTTCCATTTTCTTTGGTGTCTTACCTTTTAATTTCTCTCCGACTTTCTTATCGGCTAAATCATTCACTAAAGCTACAAAGCTCTCTACAGCCTCCTGCGTTCTTTCTGCTGTATCTTTAACGACAATGCCTAGGATTTTATCGTCTGCCACGATACCGCCCTCAGATAGCATTTTAGAGGCTTCTCGCTCAAGTCCGCTTCGATTGATTTTTGCTTCGAGTTCCGCAATATAGGCTCTTTGCTTTTCTTGCTCATATTCAGCCTTTTGCGTTTCGTTCATTTGGCGTAACTTTTCAGCCTCGTCAAGTTTTTCCTGCATTCGTTTATCGAATGATTTCTCTTGCTTAGCTAAGCGTTTCTTGATTAGCTCGTCAACTTCGCTTTGCGTGAATGTTTTTTGTGTATCTTCTACCTCTTCTGGATTGTCGACATTATCCAATTCAGTTTCCAATACATCGTTTTTTTCTTCTTCTGCCATTTAGGCTACCTCCTTTTTAAGTCCAGAGTGGACTATTATCCTTAGCTTTTAATGTCATCAAAGTTTGGACAATAGTTTTACTCTTCTACTTTTTCGTATATTTCATCAAAGATGTCATGCTTGAATAGATAAAATTCGCCTTGAGAACCTTTAATAATGTAGTCGCCTTCTTTTGCAATCATCAATCCTCCAATCGTTTCAACTTTTAAAATTGGATTGCTTGAATCAGCATAATCAATTCTTACGGGGTCTAATCCTAATTCTGATAACTCCAAAATTGATTCTTCCGTATCTTTAAACTGTACAGCCTCAATGACTACTGGCTTTTTACGATATTTCATTTCTAACTCCTTTCTAAGAACTAAATAGCACTTAAATCTATTCTACTAGGTGTTGCTGTTTCATCTCTGCCTAAGATATTTGAACCCTTCCCATAATGTGGAATCGTCGTGCACCTACAGTTAGGATGAAATGGTGGAGCGTTCAATGCTGGAACTAACTCAGATACTTTAAAAATCTTTCCGTCGAATGGTTGGCAAATCGGACACGCTTTTAACTCTGTCATGACCTCGTACTCTTCGACCTCGTTTGACTCATAGTTAGCTCTCTGAGCCTCAGAATACACCCTCGCTGACTCCGTAACTGCTAAGCGTCTAGCATATCCATAGGATACACCAAACTCTTTTTTGAGATTGTTAATAAGTACGTTTGTTCCTTGTCCTCTTAAAACAGTATCCGCAACGCCTTTTTTAACAATGTTTCTCAATTCGTTTTGTCTTTCCCAAATTCTAGACGACCATGATGCGTCTTCAAAGTTAGCAAAAACAATAGAGTCGGCAGATATTTTCGAGCTTTCATAACTACCGAGTGTCATTTCAAGTACTCCAGCACTAAAAAGATTTTCACGTCTGATTGACTCGACCAAGTGCTTATCAATGATTTCAAACTCATTTAAGGCTAGTTCGTATTGGTGCAACTTTATATTCGCTTGCAGCACTTCTAGACGGCTTGTTTTCATTTTTAAATTATAAAGTTTCAACAAGTCGTTTTCCGCTTTTGTAAAATCTTTACTTGTAACCTGCTTTCCACGTTCTCTCAAGCGGTTAGCTCTCTCAACTAATTGTCTAGCTTTAAACTCAACATTCACCATATCAAGTTTATCCGCTCGTTGCTTAGCTTGTAATTTTGTTATTCCTTCACTATCTGCATACTTTTGCCAAAAGCTATCGATTTCTTTTTGAATATTATTGGCGTGTTGTTGATAGATACCGTGTAATTGATAAGCTACCCTCTTATCCGCTAGTTCCCTAGCCTTTTCTTCCGCACGGTATCTATCTTCCCAATACTTACTGTCCAACATCAGCTACAACCTTCTTACTCTCATCTATTTCAGCGTCCGAGTAGATTTTTTGCTTTTCTAAACGAGTTTCAAGTTCGCCCATAGCTTCCTCTTCACGCTCTATCCGTTGAATTTCTTTTTGAGGGTCATCAACGATAGATAAAACAGATAGCTTAGTTTCCTCCGATACTTGACCAGATAACTGTCCAACGATTTGTGCTTCTTCTAGAAGGTTTCTTGGAACATTTCTAGTAAACGTGTAAGTTAAACCTGTCCACGCATCCTCATAAACAGTTGTCAAAGGAACACTAAACACAATCTTATACAAACGATTAAATGCTGATTGTAGTTTTCTGTCTTTCATACGCGCTAGATTATCCATCGCTTGTAATTTGAAAGCTAGTGCCGTTCCAGACGAGTTTCCAAACTCAGATTCCGACATGTTAGCAACCATTGAAATTGCAAAAATTGACTCTTTCAATAAATTAATAAGATTTTCTTGAGTAGTATCCGAATTTGGTTTCTCCAAAAATCCAACATCAGGAAGAGGCCCGTCGCCATTCTTCCACAGATTGAAGATTCGATTATCCCTGATTTGCATAGCATCTTCACTATCTAACTCAACTCCAAGCACTTTCAAATAAGCATCCGCGAAATAGTCAACGTCATTAGCTTTCTCGCTTCCAGCCTTGTTCAAAGCATTAATCAGGGACTTAACACTTTCAAAAACGCCTTGTCGCTCTTCATTCTCAATCGTTTCAACAACTGGAACAGTTCTATAAATGTGATGATTGCGTTCGCCGAAACTTGCATTTCCGAATGTAGTGAATGTAGCTTCAATGATTTCATCGTTTGTGATAACTTGACCAACGCCTGTGTTTTCGTTCTCGTTGAACGTGTATCTAACAGCGAACAACGGACGTTCTTCAATACTGTTATCATGCACGATAAACATATTGATTGGGCTGTTGTATGTCGCTCGTGTGATGCCCTCTTCGTCTTGATAGACATAGATAAACGCATGACCAAAAATGCTAGACATCTTAGCCAATTCAAACTCTGAGTCTTCCATGTCGTTAATTTTACGAAAATGAGCGACGAACTTATTCACATTTTCATCGTCATGTTTGATTTTAACTGGAACACCAATCTGATAACCTGTGAACGTATCAACAATGTACTTAGCATAGTTGAACACTAGGCGATTATCAGGCTTCCAAGGTTCTTTCTTAGGCTGTTTCAAAACTTCATGTTGAGAAAGATACATATCCTCACTTTCAACATAATTTTTGACTAGCTTACTCATGTGAAGCCTAACCGCTTCGGATACAACATCCTCAGTCACTACATCGCTAGTGGTCGTAATTACTTTTCTCTTATTTACAAAAACTTTTGCCAATTTTTAAAATCCTCCCTTGAATAATTTGATTTTTGCTTTATAAATTCTGTTTTGCAAAGCATACCTAATCGCATCTATACAGTGATTATAGCTGTCTACTGGCTCGTTGGTGTATTCGTTTGTCTTTTTATCTTTCTTCCAAGTGTAATTCTCAAGTTCTTCAATCAACTTTACGCATCTTTCATCAACTATCCAATCATACTGTAATAAATATTGAATACCTTGCATAACAGAACCAGGGCCTTTCTGAACATCAACAACCCGAGAAATTCCAAGATTTCTCAATTCTTGATTCGATTTCTTTTCAGCACTATCTGCTTGTATCTCTTCTTTAGCATACCCAAGCGCTTTAATCGCTTCGGCTATTTTGTCATTTGTCAATCCTTTTTTTACAAATTCTTCAACCACATATAAACGCTTGTTTTCGTCGTCTATCCTTACATGAAGCAAAGCTGAAGGGTCATTGATAAAACCATAATCAAGCCCAAAATAAGCGGGCAGGTGCTCCCACTCGCTCTTATTAAGTAATCGTTTTTCATATTTTGGGAAAACTAGTTTATCAAGCGTTGCAAACTCTCCCAAAGCATAGATTTTATAGTACGCTTCATTTCTGTTCGCTAGTTCCTCGATATTTTCTATCGTTAATTGGTCTAAAAATCTATTATCCTTGTATGTAGTCTGATAAACAACTGTGTTTTTAGATTTCTTAACAAAAAAAGCATTATAAACCCAATTCGCTTTTGAAACAGGATTAAACATCAAAAATATCTGCTTGTTCAAGTGTTTCTTATCCCGTAAACGTAAAGTTAACTGTGTGTAGTCGTCTAGCGTAAACTCAGACGCTTCTTCCATCACTACATCCGACACGCCTTTAATTGACTTAATCTTTTCAGGATTGTCTAAACCTTTAAAAATGAACTGTGCCCCGTTCGGTAACTCAATACGATAAGCTGAATTATTCACTTTACACTTATCAAGTAATTGCCAACTATCCAAACATTGCTTAACGTCTTCAAAGATTGAATCGTGAACCGTTGCGCCCACCTTACGAAGAAATAGAACCTTTCTTGGATACTTCCAGTTTTGGCAGGCTTTAAATACTACTTTTTGGATAACACCATGACTTTTACCGCTTGAAGCGCCTCCATAGTGTACCTCGGCAAACGTTGAGTAGTCGTATAGATTGTCAAAGATATGCTTGTTGAAGATTTTACTAGGACTATCAATGATAATGTTTATTCTTTGCTTGTTAGTCGTTATCATCCCAACCTCCAACATTGATTTCAATAACTCGTTTGCCAGCAATATCTGTATCAAGTAATCTTTCATCACGTTTATTTTTAACTTTTAGAGACTTGATTCGTTCTTTTTGCTCAGAAATGTCGTGTTTGTCTTTATCGCTAGTTGATAGCTTGATAACATTTTCTACCGCCCTTTGGTTACCTTTAACAGCTTGTTGAAAAGTGGCGAAGGCGAGTAACATTTCGTTTGTAGCGTCAACACCTAGTTCTTCAAGCTGTTGTTTAGATTTCTCGCTAGCCACGTCCATAGATAGAAGAGTTTGCATTGCTTTTTTTAAGTCTGCTTTCTTCCTTTTTGCTTTTGCGCTTGCATATCCTCCTTTACGACCATTCTCCCTCGCTGTGTCCACGGTAAACGGTCGTAAATTATCCATTCCGTTGCTCAACCTACCACCTCCTTTTTTTATGTCTTTTTAAACCTCTCTTCGATAATCATCGGTGCACAATTATTCCATTTTATTTTGTGGTGTATTCTTCTATGCCCTGTGCCCATCATGGATATTTTAACACACGATGGAGCAGACAAAACACTATACATGCTCTTTAGATATGTTCCGCCGTCTAAATACACATCACTCATACCGCTTTTTGCTTTTTGTGTTGTTTCCTGAGTTAATGATACTCTATTCATCGTTAATATCAATTCGCCACGAGCGCCGAGTGTAGTGTACGTGTTTACATCTTCGTTTATCCTACCTACAAACTTAAACGGCTTTTCAACATCACAAAAAAATGAGTTCATGCCCTTTCTGCGAAATGTCTTTTTAACCATGTCGCTATTGATGCCGCCTACGAAATCCCCCCCTTGAGCGAAACAGATTGTTTTCACTCTAGGAATTTTTAAAAACTCAATCATAGACTTACACGCATTATCTAAATCGGGTGCTGTTAGTTTTCTTATTTTGAGTTTTCCATTTTCAATATATCTATTTTCAAAAGCCTTGTAGTCGTCATCACATTCCATGAAGTATCGGACTCCAACCTCTTTTGCTAATCGAAAGCAAGCGTTACGGGCGTATACAATGGTTTTTCTGTTATCTACCGTATCGTATGTATCGAATGTTTCACTTTCCGCTTTTTTATCAAACATCAACACTTTATCGCCGTATATTTTATAATATTCATCGGCGGTGCTGTCCTCGTTATCAATGACGATGTACCATTTCCCTGTATATCCTGCCTCTTTCAACGTGTTTACAGTTTTTACATTGTCTGGTCTACCGTGTGAAAGAATGAAAATGCAAAAATTATCCATTTTGTGTCATCCTTTCTAGTTCTTCGGTAAGTTTAACCGCTCCAAGTTCTATTGCCTTTTCAAAGTCTACAATAACGAGCAAACTTTCCTCGAATAATTCTTGCACCTCTTTTGGCGCGTGTGCATAGTACTCGGCTATATTCCTGTAATCAAATACAACATGACGGCTACTCGCTAATTGTAAGAAAGTTTTTATTTCATCGGGTAGTTGAGTTGAGTTGATGCGACTCAATAATTCATTTTGCTTTGTATCGTCGTATAGCGAACGAATATCGGGTTGTTCGTCTTGGGTGGGTTCATATATCAAACCACTTATTTTATCGCTATACATTTGTTCCTCGGGTTCTTCTCGTTCTTCTTCTAACAATTCATCAAACCCGAACTCGCTCATGTCAATATCAATAATGTTATCCAACTCTAATTGTAATAAATCTAAGTCAAAATCGGTGTTCATTGTCAACTTGTTATGTGCTAAAATGTACGCCTTTTTCTGTTCCTCGTCTAAATGAGATAAGCGAATACACTCTACCTCGGTTTCGCCTAATTCTTGCAAAGCGTACAATCTACCATGCCCCTCGATGATTGTGTTATTCTCATCAATCGCAATCGGGTCGTTAAATCCGAATTGTTTGATACTGTTCACAATTTGTTCAATCTGCCACTCGGGATGTTCTTTTGCGTTGTATTTATATTCAAGTAAGTCACTAATTCTCACTTTTTCTAGTTGCATCGTTTTTACCTGCTTAGCCCATAAAAAAAGAGAGATATAAAATCTCTCAGGCCTCTTTCTTTTTTAGTTTTATTAAAATAATATTGCCCCAAGGATGGACGCCTTGAAAGCCCCATAGCCGAATCGAACGGCTCAACATGACAAAATAAACCTCGGGCAAAGGATTCTACAAAGGAAAAAAAAGAAAATCCATGCTGTACCATTAAGGGGCGTAAACAGGAGCTACATCAGTGCTCCCAAAACTGTACTTGTATTTATATGGTTTCTCCTTTACGGATAATACTACATAGGGAGTCGAACCCCAACAACCGTTACTAGAGTCATTTAACCAGGCTTTAGGGTCGCTAGCTATGCGCCTTTACTCATCCTTATCAAACAACCCGTGAACATAACGTTGCCCTACCAGCGGTGTAGTACACTGTACAGTTTTGTTTCTCTAACCCCAAAAAAGTTGAAACGGCCTTTTCTATCTTTTATATTCCGTGCTACCATTACAGGATAGATAGCACGCTGAGGGAATATGTATTAAATTCAATAAAACCCTCCCACGGATAGGAGTACACGGGAGGGAAAATGTTAGGAGTACCAACCACGAATAACAAACTTTTGGAAGGTGTGCCATTTATTGGCAATCACTCGTACTGGATTCGAACCAGTGTTTCGCGCTTAGGTGCATAAGAGAATAAAATACAAACTTTTGAAAGGAGTTCATTGTGTTAAAGGCTTACAAGTGCGCGCGTGTTACATTACACTACCGAGTGTTAAAAAACGGGGCGCCAGGTTTCCCCGTCTTAGAAAAAAGAGTGTAAAAAGAAATAGCTTTCCGCTAAATTTCCACAATATAAATATATCATAAAAAACAGTGGAAAACTACATCATTTTTTCTAAAGTTTAAAGCGTATTCGCTAGCCCTAGTTTGTTAGCGAAAATCTCTAAAGTCTTATATCTGATATTGTACGCTTGACTTGTTGACCAGCCCACACGCTTGGCAACGTCTTCCCACGTTTCAATACCGCCGCTTTTGAAATACTTTTCAACGATTAGCGTTTTAAATTGCGGGTTTATCATTTCGATAATGTCTAACGTGTACTCGATAGCGTCCTTAACGTTTTCGAGAAATACGAGACGTTCGTCTGATAGTTGTTTAATAACCATGTTTTCGACTGTTTTCGCTCGTATGTTGCTCTTTCCCCCGCCGACGTTTTCGTCAATCTCACGTACTGTAAGTTCCGCTTTCCTTAGTAGTATTTTCTTATCGTACGTATAATACTCTTTAAATAGTTTCTCAAAATATGCTAGTTCCGCTTTATCCATGTGTTCCCCTTTGCATTTCCTTAATTGCTTTTGATAATCGTTCTAACCCTTTGTTGCTCGGCTGTTTATTAAACCCGTTTTTAAGTTCTTTATTTAGTATTAGCCCCGCTTGTACCCATTTGTCCGACGGCGATTTTACTCTAAAAAAATTTCTTAAATATTCGGTTAGTTTATAGTGTTTTACAGCTTTGTGCATAACTACCTCACAACACTTTTTAACAATTTGTCTATCGTTTGTTGTCGTTGTAGAGCGTCTAAAATCTGTTCTCCCGTTTCTTTTACACATAATTGGCCGTCTTCAAATCCGTGCCCATATACCCATGTAAACAACTTTCCGTCGTAGTTTACATACGTTTC